TTCTTGATATTGTTCAGACTGTCTAATATCTTTCATAGCATCTTGATAATCAGACATCTCATTCTTGTTAACATCTACAGCAGCACCAAATCCAGCAGATCTAATCTCAGCAACAGTAATGTTATTTTGAAGTTGAGCAGCTTGTTTATCTGCTTCAGCTTGAATCATCATCTGTTTTTGTTTTTCTTGAGAAGCTAATTGCTCTTGTTGCATTTGTTGTTGAGACTGTTGTTCTTGTTGTTTCTCTTGTTGTTGTTTTTGTTCAGATGCTTTAAGAACAGTATTAAGTTCTGCAATAGAATCTGATTGTACAATTTTACCAAGATCATAAATAGAAGCTCCTGTAGTATTATTCTGTAAAGCCATTTGCTTAAGTTGTTCAAGGACAGCTCTATGGTTTGCAGTTGTTGTACAGAAAATATTTAAGTCTCTCATTAACAAGTCAGTACCGTTAACTTGGAAATTAACTTTTTCATCAGCTCCTGTAATATAGGTAAGTCTTGCAGAAGGCTTAGTAGAGTTATAGAACTGTGCAAGATCTGTTCTCATCTGATGTACTCTTGGCATTAAGTAATCACAGTGTTGTATAAAAAATACTTCTGTCTGAGCATAAGATGATGATGCAGCTTGTTCTACTCCTGTAGCAGTCATCTGAGATAACTGTTGTCCCATTCTCTGTGGATTAACTCCAATAACTTCATAAGCTTGTTGCTTAAAGTAGTTTGCAATATTAATCCTAGACATTAATCTTTCTGTTTGAGAAAGGTCAAGTTTTTGGAAATGGTTAAAGTTTAATGCATTTTCAGTATTAGTAATTGATGTATCAAGAGGAAGCATTTGGAAATCCTTCATTGCTACATATGCTTTAGCTAAATTACCTTTACCCCAATCTTCTCCTAAAGAGTGTCTAGGAAGCGTGTTCTGGTCTAACATGATAATAGTACCCAACTCATCTACTAATATGTCAGCAATCTGGTTGTTTACTATGTTATATCCAATTTGGAAAGGCTTCATTAAATCTAACAAAGCAGTTGACTTAGTATTTCTATCAGAGAATACAGATCCTTCTACTGGTAATTTACAACCATACAATGTAGAATCACCTTTAAATTGGAATCTTAAAGGACCAATATGGTTCTTATCTATACCAATATAGATAGGAGAAAATCCTCCAGGATTATTCATACCCCAGAATGAAGGTAAGTTTGGTCCAACTTTTACACCACCCCAAGTCTCATTAATCCAAATCCAATCAATATGATCACCATATAATAAATTGTCTTTAGATTTATTTTTAAATAGTCTAGTATCATAGATTGGTTTATTCTCAACTTTATAATCTTCAGTAACAATTTCATTTGTAACTTCACCATTTTCAGCAACACTAGTTAAGTGTCCTACTTTTCTTTGAGACTTCCAATATATTGTAGATACTCTTAATAAGAAAGCTGTACCTTGATCATGGTAATCCTCACCTTCCATTAAAATCTCATTAATAATATCTCCTTGGCCTAATACAGTACCAGCCATAGCAGATGTATATTGTCTATATGCTAATGAAGGCATATTAGTATTCCACTCATGAGATCTTGTACCATCATAGAATGAACCATCATTTTGCATACCACCAATAGTATATCCTGCAGATCTAATTGGATATACAGCTTCAAGTGCAGCTAACTGCTCTTCAGTCATCATATAACCATATCTATCAATAACATCTGAGGCTGTCATCATATCTGTTTTACCAACCCAATTAGATTGGGAAATATATCTTGAATCTGGAGATTTATGATAGAATGTAATAGCTGGATTCCAAAGTTCTACTTCATAATCATCCTCCATCATTCTAAAATGCCAGAACTCTCTATCTGTAATAAGCATATCACGGAAAGCTCTTTCTTCTAACTCATCCATTTTAAATCTCTCAACATCTACTTTATGTTGGTGACTTGCCCATTCTTCCACCATAGATCTATAGTCCTTCTTAAAGAATTGTTCAATTTCTGGTAAAGTCTTAAGATTATCTGGTGATAGTTGTTGTTGTGCTTCTTCAGAGTCAGGATTTAAACCTTGTTCTAATAAAGCTGCAGTAAGTTTAATTTGTGCATCAGAAAGTAAAGTCTCTTCAACCATCTTTCTTTTCTGTTCCATCATCTCATTATAAGAGAACTCATCAGTAGCACGGTAAGTAAGTTTAGTTGATCTTTTAGCAAATTCAGCTACTAGAACATTAATAACATTTGGGATAATAGGATAGAACTTTAACTCTAATGCGGACTGATCTTCTTTAGTAAGTACTTCAACAATATCTCTATATTCATTATTGTCTTCTACTATGTAGTCAGACTTATCAATAACACCTTTTGCTAGTTTGTAATTCTTCATTAACCTTCTAGCATTTCTACGGATTTGTTTTAGCCCTTGCCATTCAATCCAGTCTAGGTTCCAAGCAGCCCATTGTTCATCCTTTTCCTTTTTAGGAATAAATTGTAATGGTTGTGTAATTGAAGCTATTCTGTTATTATCAGTTTTAGCCCCCTTCTTGGCTTGCATTGCATTTATGATTTGCATATTCCTTTACTTTAAGTTTTTAAATGGGGATCTTTTATGTTTCTGACCATTTGCAAGTTGACCTCTCCCCATGTGTCTAAACGGACTTCTATTTAATTTAAACAAATTTTCTGACTTTTGCAAGTTTTTAGCAGCATCATCCATGATAACTCTTTTTGCATATCCTCTATTTGCTTGTTGTATTCTCATAAAAGCTACAAGTGCACAGAAAGAAACTAATCTATCCACATTGACACCTGGAGCATATTCTCTCATCTCTACTAATAACATAGGATCTGGTATTCTTTCTATACCGTACTTTGTCCGTACAATTGTACCATCTGTTTTAGTTTCTACATCTAGTTCTTCTTTAGTATACTCAATAGCATAATTAAGAAGATGTTGTTTAAATAATGTACCAGTATTTTTCCAACCATACTCCTGGAACACGTTAGTATTAGAACCAAGATCTTTTAAGAACATGATCTGACTCTTAGGCACTAAGTACTTTTGTTTCTTTCTGGATATCATATACTGGATAAATAGTGAGATGTTATTCTCAATAAGTGTCCAAGCATTGTACCACTCTATAATTAATTCCAGTCTCTGGTGTGTTTTGTTAAGATCATCAAACCTACCGCACCAAGTAGCTACAATTCTATCTGGTTCTATATAAGTTTCTGTCTCAATGCCTGTTACTTTAGTAACTTCTACCGGAGCTTTCATTATATAAATAGAACATAGTGATTCAGAAGTTGTTGTTTTCCCTTCTGAAACGGGGTCAATAGAAGCATAATACTGCCCAAAGGTAGGATCTTTAATAGGTCTTTCCCATACTACAAGACATCCAGTTTTATCTTCAGTCTTCTTAGTAATAGGAAATTCTTTAATAGGTTGTTTATTAGATGCTTTAACAGTAGGTTTACCATTCTCATCTGTACTAATATCTAAGAACTCATATGCATATTCTTTTTCTTCTATTCTTCTAGCTTGTGCAGCAACAAGATGTGGAGGGAATACAGATACTGATCTATGAGCAAAAGCTTCTTCAATGTTTCTTGGTCTCTGAGATATTCTTAACTGGTAAGTTTCAGGATCTAATTCTTTCTTCCAGATTGCAAATTGTTCATCTAAAGCTTTTAATGCTTCTTCTACAAGTGAATTACCATAATCATCTATATAAGGAGGCATTGACCACTGCTCAGGAATAAATAAACCTGACATACCATGAGTACCTTTTGAATCTATAAGATCAGTTTCAACAGCATATACATCACTATCTCCTGGTGATAGTATCATTTTTCTTAATGGTTCACATTGAGATAAATCCCCTACAGATCCTGCAGCAATAAACATCCCTGTAGTAATTAAACCAGAAGCCATAGCTGGACGCATGTACTCATATGTTAAATCCATCTTAGGAGCAATACCAGCTTCCTCATGAAAGAAGTATTTTACTGGACCCCCTACACCATTTGTAGGATCTTTTTCAAAAGACATACCTTGCATAGTACCTTTTAAACCTACTTCTGTTTTTCTGTCTCCTTTTCTAACTTCAATCTTTTGTTGCCACATTAACACTTTATCCGGAGACATTGGTCTATACCATGCAGTATGTTCATTTAAGAATGCGGCATACTCAGACATAAACTTCCAAGAACCTTTCTCATTAATATAATCCTTAAGACTTGCCCCCATCTTTAAAGTTACCCCAGCTTCAAACCAAAGCTGATTAAGTAACTTAGACATATGAAAATATGAAGATGCTATCTGACGTTTCTTTAGAATAGCTACATGTTTATAATTAAGTTCTGCTAATAGTTCATATAATGCCATGTGATATTGAGCATCTCTTACTTTAGCAAATCCAAAGTTTTGTTCTTCCTTATCAAAGATTGGTAGGAAGTTCAACCACATATAATAGTCTCT